CTAGAATAGGTAACATATCTTATTTCCTCAGAATAGTGCTGGAACTGACATGCCAAGAATATTCCACTTACCACGATTACCCTGACCAGGATTAGCATTAGGAACTTCAGATCCACCAGTGTTTCCTGAGGGACTCTTATCTTTAGAACTTGTTTTGATGACTGTCACATTTGACCCATTAGATCCTGTTGTTGGCATACCGGGGATAGTCAAATTAGGTTGTTGGTTTGGTGCAAAACTAAATTTCTTTTTGGTCTCTGCCACTTTTGCTCCAGCAGCAACTTGAGGATCCATCAGAGCATCCGCATAACTTGCATAAGTCTTACCAGTCGTACTAGAATAATACTTACCTTTTGATGCAGCGTATGCCTGGTTGTTTTTAATTTGTGCTGCTGTAAGTTTTGATTTTGATGGTTCTGGTTGCGGTTTCCCTTTTGGTTTTTGTCCTGATGGATTCATTAAAGTTGAACCACCCTGACGATCAAAATCAAAAGAGTTAAGAGTAAAGAAGTCTGCGATACCTCCCAACTTAGACATAACATTATTCATCTTACGTTCTGTTGTTTCTTCCTGACCAAGAACCATGTCCACAGACATGTCTCTAGCAAATGGATTCAACTGATGCATCGCTTGTAGTCTCTGACGAAGCGTGATTGGTTGTCCTCCTTTTGCAGTTTCTGATACTCCAGAAGAGTCTCCCATAAGAACCGCAAGAGGATCCTTCATATCAACAAAGTCATACTTCTCATTTACAACTTTATATCCACCATCGGCAGTTGTTGCTGCCCAGAACTTGCCAAGAATACTCTTTGCATCTTCAGCAGCAGGAGTTATCTTTCCATCGTCATAGTAATCCTGGTACTCTACTCTTACTTCTCCTCTCTTTAAACGGTCAACAACACTCTGCCTCTCAGCAATAGCTTGTGCGTTAAAACCCTGAGACTTTGCCTTAGCGAGTTCTTTCTTTGCAACTGAAAGTTCACTAGCAGTCCTTTTCTTAGCCCTTGCAATTGCTTTATTGAGTTCATCCTTTGATGCTTTAGATAAGTCCTGTTCAGTAATCCTTCCACCAAATCCACCTAACATAGATCTAAGATATAAAAGACCAGAGTCTCTGAACGTAGAACTTTTCAAAACCTTTTCAGGAATACTCATAGCAGTTTGATCTGCCGATGTTTCCTGTTTAGAAGTTTTTGGTGGAACTATTGGTTTGGGTTGTGAATGTGGTTTCTTCTGTCCCAAACCACTAAAAGATGGAAGTCTTAATTTTCCACTTGATTTTTGTCCGAGTATTCTATCGAGAGCACCGAGAGGATCACTTATTAAAGATCCTGTACGATAATTTCTAACATCTTGGTTGGAAACATATCCGCCATTAGCAGCATAAACTGTACCATTCATCACCTTCGGTGCGTTAGTGCCACCACCAGCGGCGTTCATAGCCTCCAATTGACCAACACCAAACTTCTGTACGGCACCACGCGACATGACAAACTCGCCGTCCGTGAGCATAGCAGGGACTTTATCCGTGCCCGATGGACCGTCTACTTCTCCACCTTCATTATATCCAATGGGTGATATAAGATTGAGGTTAACTTTACCTCCACCACCAAATTTAAATATTGGTTGTACTAATCCACCACCTTGATATCCACTGACAGGAATATCATTATCAATACTTGCAGACTCTTCGGGACCTAATCCTTTGGTAAGGGCACCCTCTAATGCTTTGAATGCAAAGATAGTAGTGACTGCCCCAATACCACCAGCAATAAGTTTTCCTCTCTTACCAAGGAATCGTGAAAACTTACCTAATGATCTTGCACCAAATAACCTAGCAAGCAACCCTGCTGTTGCTGCTGCTAATCGAATAGCACCACGCGCAAGGATCTTAACAATAAATCTAGAGAACTTACCTAACCCTGTTCCAAAAATAATATACGCAGATAATAATTTTGGCCAGTTATTACTTAAGAACCTTATTATAGAATTAATTTTACTTTTATTATCTGGATTACTAAACCAATCAACTAGTTTCATTAGGAATTTTCCTAATAAAATGTTGAATAAGAAACCCATTATCCTATCAAAGATCCCTCTGACAGGTGCAATTATTTTCTCTGCTACTTTTTTAAGACCTTCAAATCTTTTTGCTAAATTTTTCTTCTGTAGGTCTCTTCTTTCTCTCTCTGCTTTCTTCCTATCAAAGGTTGCAGTATCTTTCTTGAGATTATATTGATCCTTTAAGATATCAGCAATTCTTGTAGTAGTTTCAGCAATTTCTTTTAAAAGATTAGGAGGACTACCTTTCTTTTTCTCTTCTTTCTTTTGATCTGTAGCAGGAGGTAACGCAAAAAAAGTTGTGCTAGACATCTGCTTTCTTTGTGCCGGTGCAGATGTTTTATTTGTTAGTTTAGACGCAGATATTTTTGTCTTTCTCGCTTTGAATTTAGTATCTGCTGCTTTTCTTTTTTGTCTTACTTTTCTTATTTCCTGCTGAAGTATGCGAATACGTGGATCCGATGCACTTTTAATCGTTAATGCATTAGTTGTTTCTATTAAAGCACTAAGATAATCCTCTTCCTCAGAGAGGTTATCTAGGTCTACACCCATCTCTACAAGTATTTCTAGTGGATCGGTGCTAGTCCTAGATGCCATTTCGGTGCTGTGCTTTTAATTTCTCTTCTTCAAGATGATTCTGTAGCATATTCACATAAACATCACGTTCCCAAGGGATCATATTTTCAATCTCTGTTAGTGAATATTTATGGTACTGCATCAACGAAAAGTTAAGTTGGAAATACGCCAATAGGTTCATGTGAACCATGGCTACGCGAAAAAAGATGCCAGTCCCTCAAGAACAACTTCACTTTCTTTCTTTGTAACTGGATTCTTAACCTTGATTGTATGTGCAAGTTTAGGCATCGTATCAAAGAACTTCTCAACACCCTTGAATTGGGAGGAGTTCATAGACTCAAGGAACTCAGTCACTTCTTTCTTAGTGCAGTCCGCAGTAGCCCATACATCTTCTTCAGTGCAGATGGATTCAATGCAGGATGCAATCAAATCAAATGATTGATCCATTTGATTTTTACTCTCAAAGTCAAAGTTGTTTTTAATGAATTGATCCAGTGATGGATACTTCATAACCATCATAATTTCATCATCAAGTTGAATTTTATTTGTATGATCGTCATCCTTCTGAACATGAATGTCATCAATATTAATCATCACAGGGACCTGTGTCTCACCATCATCAGGGCAAATAATATTAACTTCAATTTCCTCACCAACAGATTTGCCACGAATATTTAAAAACAAATACTCAATATCAAACGTAGGTAAAGTATCTACTTTGATACCTTTCGTTTGAATACAATTTCTTATGACAGTTTTGATTGCAGTTGTGATCTGTTTTGTATCTTCACTTTCTAGGGCGATCACAAGAACCTTTTCTTCTTTTACAAGGAAAGGTCTGTACTGAACAGTCTGTCCTGTTGATGGCAACTCAAGTTCATAAGTTGGTGTGGCAATCTTTGGTAAAGGCATAATGACCTATAAATGTATTTCAGTATGATTATTTAGAGGGTTATCTTAGATCGAAAGATCAATACCTAAATTGGTATTGAAGTCTGTAAACCCTGTATGGCCCGGTCTGAATAGATTTTCATTAAGATTACTTTTAATTTGCTGTGTGCTGAAACTAAAGTTCGCGTTAGGATCAAAGAAGTCAGTTGGTATCTGTGGTTGTGGGGTATCTTTGGCTGGTGGGGTTGCAGCTCTTGTTGGGATAATTGTGTATCTAATATAAGTCATAGACACTGTGCATTTTAAAAGTTGTGATGAATCATATGAGACCGGCATTGAATTAATTGATATGGGAAATGCCCTAACAAAATTATAAGTTAGTCTTGATCCTCTTGTAGCAGAGTCTCTTTCAAACTTTGTAATTCTCATTCCAGAGCAAGTGTACTCATCTGAATAGTTCATCCTATAAAAATATGTGTCAGCATCTTGTCCCGCTGTAGGTGAACTATCCCCAGTAATATAATCTATCCATGCTTCAAAGAAATTTATAACCAGATATTTTTCGGCGTCAACATAGAATGTAAAATCAATTCTATCATCAAATACTCTACGATGAGCATGTCTCTCAGTGACACCCGTCCTATCACTAGTCTGCTCAAGTGTTGCAATGCTTGATCCTGGAAGAGATGCCTCTGTACAATATAAATTTAAATTTTCTTGATCTCCAGAAGAAAGTTCTATACCTTTTTTAGATAAAGCACTTTTAAATCCAGCGTCACTACCCTCAGTTTGAGGCAATGATAGTTCCAAATAATACTGAGAAGTGAGCGATGGTCTACCTAACAGAGATTTAAATCTGTCTATTGATACTACTCCAGCCATCTATAAATAGTTTTTAACTTTATATACTATGTATGGGAGAAAGCATAAAAAGTTGGGAACGCAAGTTTTGTCGTTACTGTGACCTAAACGAAAACATTCTTGAGTGGGGTAGTGAAGAATTTTTCATCCCATACATCTCACCTGTTGATAGAAGGGTGCATAAGTATTTTCCTGACTTCATTATCAAGGTAAAAGAAAACGCAGGTCATATAAAAACCTATGTGGTTGAGGTGAAACCAAAGAGACAAACTCAACCACCAAAGCAGAGAAAGAGAGTTACTAAATCATATCTGTATGAATGTAGGACTTGGGAAGTGAACAAAGCAAAGTGGAAAGCTGCAGTTGAGTTCTGTGAAGACAGGCGAATTGAATTTAAAGTAATTACAGAGGACGAACTCGGAATCAAATGAACCGTATCGAATCAGTAAGACAAGACATTCAATCTGAGTCTAATATTGACGACAGAATGGAATTGATCATGTATGCATTGAATGATACTGTAACACCTATACCTGAAGAAGGAAACATCTGTACCTTCAGATACTTTGCAAAGACACCAAATATTGAATACGATCAGCATCCATTAGTTGCAGTAACTGATTTATATCCTTGGGGTTTCCGTGGAATTAATTTTCACTGGGGAGAATACAGACAATATACTTTTCTTGAATTAGGAACTCAAGTTTATATCGTTCAGCAAGATGAACTTGATGATTTATTATCACTACAATATCAAAAACGTGTGCTAAATAAGTAAAAAGATAGTATGTAATGTCATACAATACTTCGGGCGACGATTATTATGGTGGTGCTGATGATAAAAATATCATAGATTTTGAAGGTAAAAAAATATATCCAGTTATTGATGAAATAACTGGAGAAACAACTTGGTATGAAAGGAGAGGCACTGGTATCGCTGATGCGTTTGTAAATGATATTAGATTGGGATCAATAAAACCGCCAAGCAAAGAGTTTGTTCCGCATGAAGGTGTGACGGGTCCCTTTGGATTCTTTTGGCCCGATGGATACTCAGATGTATTCAACGAAGAACAAAAAAAGAAATTTCAAGATCCTAAGTTTCAAGGAGAACTTCGCAAAAAAGCAAACGAAGTAATAACTAGAGAAAATCAAGACGAAAAGGGACAAGACGCAGAGGAAGCACAGACGAATGCAAATACCTTACAACAAAATAATGCAGGAAGTTCAACAGAAGGAGAAGAATCTGCTTCTAGTGTAAATGAAACAATAAGAAATATAAGTATTAAAGAAAAGAAAGGAACAAGGAGAAGATTTGGAGACTACAGGTATCCCATTGACATGGATCCAAATCAAGATGTAATGAAATTCACCATGCTCAAGTATGAAACAAAAGAAATGATGGAAGGTGGGACATTTGGATTTGGAAACAGAGATCGTGTAGGGCCTGGTAGTGGTGGTGCCAGAGCGACAGGCACTGTTGTATTACCAATTCAATCTGGGATTAAAGACCAAAATGGTGCCGACTGGGGTGAAGATCCGATGGACGCTGGAAAGATTGCTCTAGCTAAAGCGGCATTGGCAGGTCTAGGTGATGGTAATATCGCGGAGGCAGCAGAAACTATTGCAGCCGCAGTCTCAGGAAATAGGGAAGACGTAAAAACAGCAATCAAATCTATTTTTGCCGGTAAAGCAGCTGGGGTGACTGGATTAATTAAAAGAGCAAGAGGTGCAACTTTAAACCCAAACCTTGAACTTCTGTTTAATAACCCAACGCTGAGACCGTTTAGTTTTAACTTTAAATTATCTGCTCGTAGTCAAAAAGAAGCAGAAGAGATTGTAAAAATTATTAGATTTTTCAAGCAAGGAATGGCACCCATTAGATCAGAGTCAAATCTGTTCTTACTTGCACCACATACATTTCAAATTCATTACATCTTAAGAGGTGATAAGAGTGTAGATCATCCTTTCATAGGAAAAATGAAGGAGTGTGCTCTGACCTCCTTGACTACAGATTACACCCCTGAGAATAACTACTCTACTACTAGAGATGGTTTTATGACATCATATAGTATGTCGATGGAGTTTAAAGAACTTGAACCGGTCTTTAATGATGATTATGAAAGTGACGAATTAATAAATGAAGCAAACCCTGAAATAGGACCACCAGCACCAACAGATCCATCAAGAGAAATAGGTTTCTAAAATGTCAAATTACTTTAGCAAAGTTCCTAATTTTGAATATATTAGCAGACTTCCTGATGCTAATATATCCGATTACATTCCTGTTAAAAATCTTTTTAAAAAGGGTGCCCTTAGAGAAGATATCTTCCAGGATCTAGCAGTTTTCACAAAGTATCAAATCAACAATGCCGATAGACCGGATAATGTTGCCTTTGATTTCTATGGAGACTCATCTCTAGATTGGTTAGTTCTTGCTTGCAATAACATAGTCAATATCAAGACTGAGTGGCCCATGCAACAACTTGAGTATGATAAGTATTTGTTAGACAAATATGGATCATATGAAAATGTCAACGCAGTGCATCACCACGAAACTACAGAACAAAGAAATACTAAAAATGTCATAATGGTAAAAGCAGGTTTGAGAGTTGCCTCTGACTTTAGTGTCACATATTTTGACTCTGGTGATGGAGGAATGGTAACCAAGCAACCAGTTAAAACTGTAACCAATTTTGATTATGAAGAAGAACTACAGGAGAATAGAAGAAATATTTTCCTACTTAAACCAAGGTATGTCAATGTCGCTCTTGATGATCTAGAACTTTTAATGACATATAAAAAAGGATCCAGTCAATTTAAGACTGAATCCATGAAGACTGCTGATAATATCAGACTATTTGAATAACTATTCTTCTGCCAGTTTCTGGAAGTAGGACAGCGCATCATCTTCTTCCTCGTTTGAAGAAGACTTAGGAGTGATGTCTGGTGCATTGAAGTCGTTGTCACCGATCTTCGCAGGAGTAGGCTCAGAACGACGGGAGGAGAAGTCAGGTGTATAAGATCCACGATCATTATCCTCACCATCAACTTCCTCGTCAAGACGAGGAGGTGCAGACTTCTGCCCCAGAACCATCTTGAGACGGTTCTCCAGTTGCTCATAAGACTTGAACTGGTCAGCGGCAGTCAGAGCAGTCAGAGAATACTGTTTAGACCACAGTGCTTCCAGTGCATCGTCATCATCCAGGAGGGGAGCAGGTGCAGCAAACTCCGAAGAGTCATAGTTCCAGTAACCTGCAACCTTTTTCAGTTTCAGTTTGAAATTAGCACCCTGCCAGAAATCAAAGGGATTGATGGCAGTCTCATCCTCATACTCAGGTTGCATGGCTTCCATGATCTTATCAAAGATCTTTTTACCGAACTTGTAGAGGAAGACTTTACCTTCATTATCGGGATTTGCTTTGTCCTGCACAACATAGATGTTGGCATAGTAGGACAGTTTACGCTTTTGCTTACGGACAGTATCTTTGTCTGCATCATTACCACTGTTCCAGAGTTGACGATTATACTCTGAGACAGGATCCTTACCACCATTAGTGGTCAGTGAATTTTCGATGTACCAACCACCAGGACCTTGGAAGGCATGGGAGTACATCTTTGCCCAAGGGAGTTCTTCTCCATCAGGGGCAGGAAGGAAACGGATAACTGCATATCCATTACCTGTCTTATCCATCTCTGGTTTCCACAGGCGGTCATCTCCACCGCCACCAGTATTGTTCATCTTCTCAACTTCTTTGACCAGTTTAGAGGTCAGGGAACCAAGAGAGGATTGCTTTTTAAGATTTGCGAAAGACATAGGATTAGTTAGATTTGTACGGATTTGGCTTGTGTGTACCTCGTTATTCTACAGGTCAGAATCAGTCTTGTCAATCTGGTTCTTCATCACCTCAAGCATTTGTGACATATTATTAAAAACCTTGTTCATGTCAGTCCCTTTCGGAAGACCCATCATCATAGCAGATTCAATGATTCTTTCTTTCATTTCTTTTGCCTCAGGGTCATCAGATAAACTCAAACGTGCATAAAGAATTTTCTGTTTATCAAGAAGTCTTTCCAACATATTAACATGAAAGGTCTTCTCCTCTTTACTCATAGAGGGGAACTTGAAGACGTTACGATAAACATCTTCTTGCAACTCACCTATTTCCGCCATTTCTGCACGGACTACATCTGAATCGAAAAAACTCATTTCCCTAAAACAACTTGCTTAAGAATTTTTTTATAACGTGATACCTCAATATTTAGGAATGGCGAATACTTCTTCATTCTGAGACTTACGGTTTCCCACACTGGGTCAGATAGTTTACTATTCCAATCTTTACTAAAGCCAAGTATTCTATCAAGAATAACTAAAGTCTCGATTGATATATCATCTCTCAGATATGATTTAAGAATATTTGGATGACTAGAACCATTCATAGAAAACATGTCATCAAAATTATTATCTGAAAAGACTTTCTCTGTCTCCTCTTTAAACAGATATGAGAGTGATTGAGTTCTCTTCTTCCATGAAGTATATCTACCTTCACCTTCGCGTATCATTTCTCCTATCCAAAGTTTACTTGGATCAGTGCAGGTGATAAAGTTTGATATAAAGAACTCAATTACTTCTTTATCGTCTTTATTTCGTGCTAGTTTCTCAAACCAGAAACGATCTTTCCTTTTATAAAAGGACTGTACAGTGGCACGACTCTTTCCACAATACTTGTGATAATCATATTTCTCTTTCGTGAAGTGATTCTTCAACGAAAGATATTGTTTGTAAGCATCAAATGGCATCATCAAAAAAGTAATATAGGGATTTTTGGCCGGAAAAATTTTTCGCCCAAAAATGAAATCAAATAGGCAATTTGGCCCTAGAACTTCTCTTTAGAA